ATTTATAACATCAACAATATCTGTTGGATTATTTTCAATTGATATTGCAGCTTTAGTTTATTTTAAAGCTAAAATTAGTGCTATTGCTAATGGAAATGTGTCTGTTACGGCACATGCAATAATTTAGTGAATAAGGATGTGATAATATATGACTTTAAAAATAGTAGGCAATGTCAATGCCCAACTAACTGGTAGTAGAGGTGCGGTAATCGCACACCGTACAGCGATAACATCTGTCGATAAGCTGCCAGCAATAACCATAACTGCCATAGATCAACCAGCTACACCCGGTTCACTGACCGCCGTTGCTCATGGCATTGGTGTTGCCCCCGGAAATTCTTATGGTTCTGCTGGAGTATCTGCTTTGGTGACAGTTACGCCGACAGTAAACAAAAGTATAGATATAACAATCCCACAATCCACAAATGCAGAATACTACGACATTTTCCTGTCTACTTCCACAACAGCCCCACTTTGGATTGCTCGCATAACTGAAACACAGAGAGCGATAGGTTGTGTTGTTACAGCAGTAGGTACTGTTGGGGTAGGTGGTAGTGCAGGAGTTGTGAATGTTCAGGTTGTAGGTACTGGTCAAGCTTCAACTTCCGTAAATTTTGCATATAACAACGCTTACATACCTGCTGGAATAACTGCTATATCTTGTGTCGGTAAATTAAAAGCATATGCACATGTAAAATTTAGTTTATCGGAAGATTTACGTACATTACCATCATTAGTTATTGTTCCGTTTTTTCAAAATGCAAACGAAAACACTTGGTATGGCGGTCAAGCACAAACAGTTTTATTATTAGCTGGTTCGCCGGGACAAGGGTTTAGTCAAGTGTTTGAATTCAATGTAGATAGTACGGAAAGTATGATTATTCTGATCGACACAATTGCAGGACAAGGTGCATCCGTAAGCATAGAAGTGGAGTTGGTGTAAATGAATCAATCGCAACTCAAACAACCTTCGCTTATTTTACCTGGAAAACAATTAGAAATTTCAAAGACAGGTTTGCTTACTGATTATTTTCCTGCTAAACAATATGATTTGGGTTTAGCTGGTCAACAACTTATAGACTTTTCGGGGAATGGTAATCACGGTACTCATGGTAATACAATAGACAGTGATAATGGAGATCCTACGCAAGAATCTAATTGTCTGTTTTATAATTTTGACGATTATACTCAATTGCCTTTGAATATATTTAATCCACTTGAAGGTACATTTGAAATTATCTTTAATGCAGTAGATAGTTATGGAGGTTTAAGAATACTCGGTTCTGATAGTAGTGCAGGATCTAATAGTGAATTAAGAACATTTATTACGTCTGCAAATTCCTTTGGGTTGTTTTTAGCAAATGGTTCAACAACCGCGTCTGTATATGTTCGTATATTTTTAGGTATTCCACAAGTTTACACTTGTACTTGGAAATATAATGGTAATGTAACAGTTATTAGTTCTTTTATTAATGGGAAATATGGAAAATCAATTACATTGCTAGGTCAAGTTGTTGCTCCAAATACATCTCTCATGTTTGGAAGATGGCCTGCATCTAACTATTCAAAATTTAGATTGTACAGAGGATTATTTTATAGTAGACAATTAAATATACCAGAAGTACAAATAAATTATCAATTACATAAAAAAGAATTAGAAAAAAAAGGAGTGGTGTTATAGTGTTTGCAATTTTTATAAATCAAGAAGCTGTAGAATCAGCAGTTATGCCTTCAGGTTTAGGTCTTTATGGTGGCCCTACTGCTATTGATGGCAGAGTGGCTATTGTATATGATTTTGTGCAAATTGATATTGACTATATGATAGGTTTAGGAAATGTATGGTTAGGGGATAATTTTCCTCCCGACTGGGAAGAACCACCCGTAGAAGCATAGCGAACTAATGAAGGTGCGTTAGTTGGTTAAAGAAGTAAGATATAATTGAATATTTAATACATAGTAATTGCATATCTATTCATTTAATAATTAAGTAGGATTAATATAAAAATTCAATCCTACTTAATTATTTTTTTACATTTTCATAACAAAAGCGTTATTTGGATCTGATTTATGATAATTTTGGAGTGAACAAACCCTTATAGATCAAGGGTTTTATTTTTTGTGATTTTATGATTATTAGCAGGGTGATTCATTATTTTACATATTGATAATATTAATTAAATAAAAACTCTACTATTGATAATAAAACAATCATCTAGCAGAGTTTTTATTTAATTAGCAGGTTGATTTAAATGTTTGTTGATATTTGTTAACAATTATTATGATAAAAATGTTTCAATTCCCTACGGGAAGTAGTACAACCTGCTAAAGTTAAGTATATATTATTTTAGATATTTATCAAGTGAAAAACACTTGAATTAAATTATTATCTTTAAATTAGAGATAATTACCTTATATTTTTTAGGGTAGTTATTTTTGTTGTGTGGTTTTAAATTAAGTAAATTTAGAAAGTGAGTGATATTTATTAAAAAGACATATTCAAAATTTAATGTCGATCAAAGTTCTAAAGGCAAGCAAAACCGTTCATATAATAATATTCAATTTGATAGCGAATTAGAGATGAAATATTACAGAGATGTAATTTGTGTTGGACTTAAAGATGGTACAATTAAAGATTGTCAATTGCAAGTTAAATATAAATTACAACCTAAATTTAAATATAATAATGAAACTATCAGAGAGATTAATTATGTTGCGGATTTCGTTATTACTTATGCTGATGATTCAGTAACAGTAATAGACACGAAAGGCTTACCTGATGCAACGGCAAAATTAAAGAGAAAACTATTCCATTATAAATATCCTGAAATAGACTATAGATGGATCGGTTATTCAAAAATTGACGGAGGCTATTTAGATTATGAAGTAATTCAAAAAGCAAGAAATAAACGCAAGAAAGATAAATTGAGCAATAAATAGATTATAAATATATTTGTAATGTAAGGAGGTTATAATGAAAAAAGAAATAGTAAGGGGTATTTATAAAATTAAGAGTAAGACAAGTGGGAAAGTATATATTGGACAAAGTAAAGATTTATATAAAAGAATTGATGGTCATAAAAATTTGTTAAAGAATAATAAACATTCTAATAAACATTTACAAAGATCATATAATATATATGGAATTGATGATTTTACATATGAAATTATAGAAATATGTAATGAAGAAAACATAGATGAAAAAGAAATTTATTGGATTAATTATTATAATAGTTGTGATGGTAATTTTGGATACAATAGTGAGTCTGGTGGTAATAAAAATAAAATTGTTTCAATTGAGACTAGAAAAAAGATAAGTGTAAATGCAAAATTAAGACCAAAAGAGCAACATCCTATGTTTGGTAAACCAAGACCTTTAGAAACAAGAGTTAAATTATCTGAAGCAAATAAAGGGACTGTACTATCTAAAGAAACAAGAATTAAAATAGGATTAGGAAATAAAAATAAAATAGTTTCACAAGAGACTAGATTAAAAATGAGTATAGCTGCTAAAGGTAGAATTTGTTCAAATGAAACAAAACTTAAGATGAGCAACGCATGTAAAGGAGAGAAAAATCATAATTATGGTGTCAAACAATCTTCAGAGCATATTCAAAAACGAATTGAAAATCAAATAAAATTAACTCAGGAACAGGCAATAGAAATTAGAGAAAAGTATTTTACAGGAAATTATGAACAAAAAAATTTGGCAAAAGAATATTTTACTAGTGAATCAACTATCAGTAAGGTTGTAAATTATAAATCTCCTTATAAAAAACGTCTGACGAAACATTGGTTAAGATGAAAAGTGGTTTTAATAAGATAAAACTTAATCAAGAGCAAATAACAGAAATTAGAGAAAAATATTCCACAGGAAAATATTCTTATAGTAAATTAGCCAAAGAATATTTTGTGGCAATATCAGTCATTAGTAATGTTGTAAATTTTAAACTAGCTTATAAAGAAATAAAATAATATTGGTGCGATGTTAAAGTTATTGAGAAAGGAAGAAAAGAGAGAAAGAAAGCAAAGGAATTAAAAAATAAATAAAAAATAAATTAAAAAAATATAAAAATAAAACGGAGGATTGATTAAAACATGTCAAAAAGTAAGCAATTAACCCTAACTACTTTAAAAAAATTAGATGCACAATTAAATGAAACATTGCAAGTAACTTTATCAAATTCTAGTACTATTCTATTTGATTTACATTTTCGTCAAACTATTATTGAAGAAGTTTTCAATAAATTAATTTCAATAAATAAACTTATACAAGAAGATGAAACTTTAAAAGATTTCCCAATAGATAGATATACGCAATTATTAATTATTACTCATTTCACTTCTTTGAAGAATATTGAAACTAAAACATTATCAGAAGAATTAGAATTAATGAGGATATTAATTGATTTGGATTTATTTAAAGAGATATTAGAGAAAATGGAGATTGAAATACCTGATGAGATTAAAAAATTTAATGAGAAAATATTTGAGATAATGCAGGAAAAATTGGATAGTCTGAAACAACAAGAAGAATTTTATAAGGTTTTGAATGAAGAAATGGAAAAGCAGAAAATGATGGGTGATGTTGGATTAGTGGATGGTGAAGTTGCAGTGAAAAGTGAAAATATTATAGATATTGTTTCTGATAAAACAGATGAAGTTGTAAATGATGAAGTGGATGAATTAGTTAGTAAAATTGAGATTACAGAATAAGAAAATAAATTATAAATTATAAATATTTTCATAGATTAAGAACACTCTTTGTATTTTTAAGGAGTGTTTTTTATTGTGTGAAGATATTATTCAATGGACTTTATAATTAGCTACTATAACGACAAGAAGTGTCCTCTCCTCTCTTCTGCCATTGAATATTTAATTAAATAAAAGGATGAGAAAATAAAAATAAAATTATAAGGAGGAATTAATTATGAAAGTGGAAAGTAAAAATGATAAATTTGATGATTTAAGAGTTATTCAAATTAATGGAGTAGATGTATTTAATTTAAGTGATGTGTGTTTTAATTTAGGGTATATTACAATGTCAAAAGAAAAATTATATTTATGTAAAAAAAGAATTGAAAACATTTGTAATGCATTATCTATTTATTGTGTTGATTTTAATAATAATAATAATAAAATAACAAGGTTTATTGATTTTGAAAATACATATATAACATTGGAAAATATGATTACATTAGTGAAATATTCTAAAACAAAAAACAAATATAAATTTGCTATATATTTAGAGAATAAATTTAATATAATTATTGGAGATTTTAAATTAGCAGATAATTTTATACCGATAATTAAAGAATCATTATTAATGTTTAATCCAATAGAAGAATATAAAGTATTAAATTATAAAATAGATTTATATTTTCCTATTTATAAT